CACGGAGCGCGCGGCGCGACGCCCCTCCCGTGTAGGTCTCTTGGCACCAGGAATACACATAGTACCAGTTCCAAAACTTGTTGTGTGCGCTGTTTAGGTCGGTCGCGTTGGTGTTGCTGTCCAGGTCGGAGGAGACCGGAGCAGGGAGGCCGGAGATGACTTCCTCGCGGGTGATGAACCTGTCCCACTCATTATTGGTAGGAGTTCCGCCCGCATAAGTGTCTCCGTTCCGGCAGTTGCTGCCGCCAGTGAGGAGGCGGCACTTGTATTTTGCCCCGTCAATGGTGACGGTCTTGCCGGTGACGTAGCCCTGCCCGTTCAAGTCGTTCCACGAGACATCGACCAGGATGACGCGGTCGCAAATGAGCAGGGTCTTGTCTCCGTCCTTGATCTTGACCCATTGGAGCTTGTTCGCGTCTGTGCTGGGGGTGTCCCCGAAGGTATAGTTCGCCATGCTGCCGGACATCGATGGGATGTCGCCAGCAGCAGACGCGCCGGACGGTGTCGTATCATTACGCCACGGCCTTGTGGGCCGCTTGAGGATTGCGCCGTTGTTGTAGAAGCCGCCGAGCCTGACGGTTCCGAGATATTGCGCCATAAGGGATCGCTCCTTCCGTTTTAATGAAGCGGTAGGGCGCGAATATCTTCTTCGCGAGGTTGTAGGCGCTGGCCCACCGAGCGAACCCGAGCCACGAGTTGACCGCCTGGACGACCGCCGCCCGCGTGATCTTGCCTTCCCTCAACTTCCAAACCATCGCTTTAATACGCCGCTTCTCCCGTCGCTTGGACTCGGTGCGGATCATTAAATGGGTGGCCTTGATTTTGAAGCCGTAGGCGTTCACGCCCTGCCGCATATAGAAAACCTTTGTCTTTTTGTTGGTGTCAAGGTGTAACCTCACGCGGAGGAACTCCTTGATCTTCGCCAGCCACTCCCGGGCGATCTCTTTGCTCGGCGCAACGATGACGACGTCGTCCATGTACCGGGTATAGAGCTTCGCCCCGAGGAAGCGGACACAAAATTGATCGAGCTCGTTGAGGTAGATATTCGCGAAGTCCTGGGAACTGACATTCCCGAGTGGGATGCCTCGCTCTCCCTCCGGCGAGCTATCAATCACTTTGCAAAGAAGCCGGTAAAATCGAAGGAGATCCCCGTACATGTCGGGGCGCTTCTTCTTGAGCTTCTTGAACCGCTTCGCAAGGATTTTCTTGAGCAGGTCGCGGTCGATGGAGTAGAAGAACTTCCGGGCGTCTATTTTAATGACGGCCACATCGTCGCCCCACTTCATGCGGGCGACCCTCATGTCGTGCTGCACCTTGAGGGCGGCGCGGATCGGGCCTCTCCCGTACTGACAAGCGAACGATCCATCGATGAACACGGGCCGGAAGATGTTTTGCAGCTCCTCATGGATGACGAGCTGCACCACCTTGTCGCGGAGTCCAGGGATTGAGAGGTCTCTCCGTTTGGGCTCCGTTATGACCGTAGAATGATACGGCCCCGGGGTGTACTTCGAGTTCTTGAGCTCTCGCCATAGGTCGACATTGTTCTTCTCTCGTAGGAGGTCATACTTGACGGCCTCCCGGGTGTACTTCCTTTGCCCGCGCGTCGCTTTCTTGTAGCCTTCCTTGAGGTTCTCGTAGTCGATTACTTTCTCATACGGAGAGGCCGGAAGTGGAGGAGGGACGACCGGGCGCTTTATATTGTGAATGGTCTTTACAAAAAAGGGGAATTTCGTCATCGTGGCATCCTTTCCTTTTCAGAAACGGCTTGGCACCTATGACGCGGGTTTTTACCCACATTGCAGACTCACCCCCAGCCTCCCAATACGAGAGGGCGGGCCGGGCGTTCGTCACTGTTTTTACGCCGTCAGAGACAAGGCGAAGGATTACCTCTCCCTTGAAGTATAACAAGGACACGCACTCGAAGCCGTAGCCGCGAATGACGTAATAACCTACAAGGCGGGGCGGAAACCGAGGTTCGCGTTCCGATTGGACGAACTGTTGTAATTCCAGTTGCGGGCTGAATTGTACCCACGGTTCGCGCGGTTCGACGCCCCTCCCGTGTAGGTCTCTTGGCACCAGGAATACACATAGTACCAGTTC